GTTTGGATTATGAAAGCCTGTATAAGATTTTATACCAGCTCTGATACTATCTATTAAATCTCCGGTAACTCGTTTAGTTCCATAAGTTAAATCATCTAAAGCTGATGTAACTATTGTTGAGAAACCTCCTTGAGCAGACCACGTCATATCCTCATTTTTAGGTACTCTAAAATCTGCATGCTTAAATATAATATGAACACTAACAGACAAAGAGCTAGATGCTCCAGTACTCATTGACAATTGGTTGTTAACAAATAACACTAAATCAACAACATTTGGAGTTGCTAAAGTAGTTGTTTGCGGTTCTCCAGTAACGTATGTTCTATCGTAATAAGCTGGAACATAAAAAGGTAATTCCAAACAAGTTGGAGTACTCTCATTTGCGAACAAAAAAGTGTGTGGAGCCATTAAAGCTTGAGTCGCTGATGCAATTCTAGGAGCTCTGTTAGGAACAGCTACAGCTATTAGAGAACCCATATGCATACTAGTACCAGAAACTTGTAGCATAGCACACATTTCATAATTTGCTAATGCTGCAGACTTAAATGGAACTTGCATTAAATAATTTTTAAGCGCTGCTCCTGGTAAACCTAATCTATATAATTCTCCTCCAGTATCCGTAGAAGCCCATGTGTAAGTACCGACGTAAATCGGTTTTTCAATTATACCCTCAAAATCCATTTTTAGATTATCAGGGACTGTTTTATTTCGAAATAATCTTTTATTATACCTCAGTTTTGGTTCTAACATAGGTCTCATTGACAATGTACTATCGAAATTTTCGGCTACTATATTTATTTCGCCATCTTCTTTATTTATTCCTTTTTCAGTGGTGAAACTTTAAATGACAATTTATCACCATAAATTATCAAGTTATTACTAATTCGCTTATGATTGCTGTAATATAGTAGTGGGTGTAATTAATTACCACTACTAACCAGTATATTTATGAGTATAGATAACAACTCTCAATCGTGTATATGCACACAGTTGAGACTTTAGGATTTATATCAGCCGGTTACCCTTTAGCTATATAAATACTATGTTAAAATACTATCATAAACTACAAAAGTATATTTAACGAGGTCTTCACCTCTAATATGCGAGTATTTTACTTACATTTTCAACAACTGCGAACTATCATACTTGGGTATGTACTCGCCGCTCTTGTACAAGTCTATTAAATATTTTTCAGGAAGTTTCACAAACTTAATTCCCAACTTAGTACACTCTTCTTCTAAAATTTTCATTGAATCTTTGTACAATTCTTCATGCAGGAACAACTCTCTCTGTATACAATGTAATTTATCTTGGATAACGATTTCAGAATCTTTTGTTTTGTCTATCCAGCTAATACCGCTCAAAATAGTTCTCGTGTCTAAGGGACACGCAACTTGTTTTAATTTACTGTGATATTTAAAGCTTCTCTTCAAAAATGTAACTTCTTCTATATCTTCAAACTTACTGATCACTTCACCTTTAGTAGACGTAGTGAAATCCATACCACAACTTACAAAAAACTCTTTCATCGAGATAGCGTTTAGCACTCCTTGTAAATCTAGGTTTAACAATACATTTACTGTATCGTCACCATAAACCATATCAACTATATCTTTATAAAATAATACCGCTTTCGCATTATGTACGTTTCTTTTATACCACATAGCTTTATAGAATCTATTTACTAAACTATTCACAATAGCTGTTAAATAACTGCCAGACGGCATTCCATGTGTTGAAATATAAGTATCATCCATAACTGAACTAACGCAATAAATATGCCAGTCTAAAATTCTTTCAGCTAACAATCTATTATTACCTTTATAATGTTTCATAATTACTTCATTGACTGCCCCTTGAACTTGCGGTAACATTTTCTTATCATACTTCCCTATATCTCCTGCCCACACAGCACCTTGTTTTAAGGTGTCATAAAGTCGCGGCCACTCTCTACTAGGATTTACTCCAATCATTATATTATTGAATTGCCTATTACTTACTATATTGGATACCATTTCTCCAAACAATTTCTTAGTCAAGACTTGTATATATACATTAGAAATTCTAAAACTGCGAGGTGTATCTTTTTCTTGGTTTCTAATTTCATCTTTTAATGTTTCTACCCATGCAAGATCTCGAACGCTTATAGAATCACTACATATACGCTTTGTATACTCTTCTAATGCATTAGCAAACTTTGGTAACATACACTTATTTTCCCAGTCGAAACATTCATCTTTATTTTTAAAATCACAAATACCATTGCTTGATTTTTTATTCATTCCTGCTAACAAATCATTTCCACAAATTACTTCCGTCATACTAATATCTTGAAAATCTTCTAAGATCAAGTCAACAACTTCTTTACCAAACTCAATTTCTTCTCTAGCACACGGTGCCACAGGAATCCTTGAAGCTTTTGACACATCCTTAACAGTATGAGTACCAAACTTATGAAGGTTAGCTGGAAATCTTGTTACAGGAAATACTCCATGCAACTCACTAGGAACAAAATTACTTTTATGCTGCACGCTTGAGTGCAAATCGCAATTGAGTTTGACACCACTAAAATCTTCTATAAGCTTACCACTCACGTCTGTTTCTATTTTCAAAAAAGAAGCACTTAAGTAATGTACTATATCGTCTATTGTTCTAGTTTTCCAAACCTTGCCCGCTCCAGAACCACGTTCAACACAACCAGCCACATGATGTCCCCTTATAACTCCATTCTTTGTTACCAATAATGAACCGCATAATTCGTCTGCTTGAATATCATACGTAACATCTCCAGGCACTATTTTACCTTCTCTACCTGCTATTCTAATCTTATATACAAAACCATCATTAACAGTTGACAAATTTTTTGCCATTAAGTTTATAATACCTAAAGGATGTACTAAATATGTTATTTGATCATCACTGGTATAATTAAACTGATTCTTTATAGTTGGATAAGTAGAAGGGAAAGTACTCGGTAAATACCAAACACCTAAATCTTCTTCATAATGTATTTTTTGCAAAACAATTTGCACATGGTCTATTTCTCTATGATTTAACTCCCTGCTTTTATATACGACTATATACACTTTCTCATCTTCTGTTATGTGTGCTGGTAACAAAATTGTTCTTCCAGAAATTGTACACACATTTTTAGCTATTCCTAGCGACGAATACACATCACATTCAAAAACGGACTTAAACACCTTATTAACAGATGTATGCACACTTGAGACATCCACTTTATTCTCTTCTATCAAAGATTTCAATTGTACAGAAACAGATCCTTGACCATAATAATATCTCAAGAATTCTAGTCTATTCTGGTCATCCATGTTCTTCACATTATCATGTACTTTATACAATACGACTTTAGAAGCGCATTTTTGTACTGCTGTTAATGTTCCAAACATAACCGCATAATAAAATAACATTACACCAATCGCCTGAGATATACTCTGAGCTTCACCGGTGTAAATAGCTACAAATAATTCTTTTAAGTACTTCTTAGCTTTCCTACCATAATAAGTCAACACTTGTACTAACAACTCAATTGCAGTTAAATATTTCCTTCTATTATAGTATCTATAAGCGTTTGGATCCCCATCGTACACTTGCATCGCATTTTTAATATCAGGATCTACTGGGGAACTTTGTCCTCCACCTTGTGCGTTAAATATCAATCTTTCCCTAAGCGTATTTAATTTATCCATATCCATTTCAGTAAAATGATGATTATCTTCTTTCATTCTCGTATAAATACTTATTATATTAGCAATCCAAATCAACAAATTATCATTTGATTCTTGCGTATATTCAACTTCAAATGACGCATTCAAGCCATATTCGTCACTAAACTCTGGTGTGAATTGATTAACAAATTTCTGTTTATCTAGAGAATAGTGATAAAAATCAACAATTCCCTTCACCAATTCTCCTCTTCGTATAACATTAAATTTAAAAACGTATCCTCTTCGCCACAACGCAGCGATATCAGATATACAATCTTGGGATGTTAATCCTTGGATATTCATAAAACAATTTGTTGTAACTAGTATATTTTTACTAGAAAAAAACTTTGTATCCTTTAATTCTGCAGATGCACAATCTAATGGTGTTTTTACCGCCGAAACTAAATTGATAATGGTTCTCCACTGAGATACTCCCTGTTGTCCTACATCATCTTGGACATATATTTCTTCATTATTATAACCATCATAAAAATCTTTTCCGTCTTTTATACTTTTGACTAAATGAGTATAAGTTGTTTTATTTAACAACTGTATAACTTTGAGCATAGTTACTGATTTCATTGTTCCTGGTTTACCTTCAAAGACAAAACAATTTGGTTCAACTTTACTTTGACTATCATAAGCATTAACAATCTTAACCAAACGCTCAAAATCTTTTAAGATGCTATTGGCTCCTTTAGATTTTTGGCACCACTCAACCAAAGCTATATTTCCGAGAATATTGTCCTTGTAATGCGTGGCTATGTCTTCACGATATCTAAATTCTAAAACAACATTCTTATTTTTTTGCCATTTTTCCAAAAAATCTCTAGCTTTGTTTAAAGCATTCATAGCAGAAATAGTTGATCCCATAAAAAATACTTTATTAACGTCTATATATTTATCTAATTTACAAAATACTATTAACTTGGACAACAAATCTGACACACAAGCAATTACTTTTACCAGTGTATCACATTCATCAAAGATTTTTGTATTCGAAAACATGGACATTCTTTTCAATATCTCCATAATTTCCTTCGGAAACAACATAGAGAAAGCACTAAATAATAGCGCATCCCCAGACTGTCCAAACCAGAATGAGCTTCGTCTCGTTTTGTCAACCAATATGTCTTTCCATATTAAAACTTTAGCCAATGCTAACAAAACTGTTGATAAAGAATCGAAAGATCCATCAAAATTCATAGCACTTATTTGCTTAATTAAAGTTAAAACATCTGTTACAAACAACTTCCATAAATCTCCAAATCGATCTATTATGTTTTTACTCTTACCCATTGCTTGCAACATTTCTGCGAACAAACACAAACCATCTTTTAAATCAAACAAACCTTCAAAAAATCCACCTTGTGATTTATAATCAACCCTCTGAGAATTTTTCTTATTTTCAAAACATTTATTCGAGTCTTCGATATACTGTGTTAATAGTCTATTATCAACTCTACTAATATATGTTTTAAACAGCTTAACACTGTCAAAATCACCATAGAAACTAAATTTTTGTGTCTTAACGTAAGATAAATTTAATTCCTTCACTTTATTATCTGCACTATTTTCTAATACAAATTTATTTTTATTTTTATAAACTCTTATACACCAATCATCTTTTAAACTTTTCCTGTTATCGAATATAACTACTTTACTAGTATTCTCGATAGCAATCAAATCTAAATTATTCCTTTTCATATCCACGTTCTTTTTAACCGTATTGAAGTCATCTTTATCAAGATTGTTTCTCCAACTAATTGCTTTATTTTTTGTGACATTTTTGTTTTTCAACTTATCCATGTTCGTTTAATTTGTAGAACACTCGCAAATTCTTTATGAGGTTGCTAAGGGAGGGTGTTTATTTTATTCCGCCCGCTTCATTCAATTTTTCTCCTTGCTTTCTCGAAAACCAAACTGAGCTTAACTAAAAATGAGCGATCGTAATTAACCATCAAAGTTAACCGTGACCCCTTCATCATATATATTGATATTAATATCATAGTTGTTTCGCCTCTATTAAGAATTACTCGACTTTATAGGGCACAGGAAACAGTTGAGCCACCGTGCGAGGGTGCACCTAGAGCTGCTTCGGCCGATCCTAACCATCAAAACTTAATAGTCGAAATTAGAAACTCAACAAGTTATCAATATATACGTGGTTATTGTGTAAAGATGTTATTTTTAAGTTGTTGTTTCATAGCTTTACTCGTACGCCAGAACAAAGTAAATCTGCAACTAGAAAAATAATATCTTCTAATTGTAAATCATACTATATCTCACGGGAAAAATTCTAA